TCAAGATTCGAGCAGCTAAGATGGTTTCCTTCGGGCCCCGTGAGCCAGTCGGTCGACGCATTACCGCCGGTTGGGGTGTGGATCGCCGTCGGAAGCGACTCCGGGGCCGGGGATGCATGGTACAGCCTGGACAACGGGTTTTCATGGACCAAAGCTAGCATCCCGACCGGCGTCGGAAGGATACTAAGCGTGACGTTGGTGGACATCGGCGCTCAGCCAACATGGTTCTGGGGCGGCCACGGTAAGCTATTTTCCTCACCGTACCTGGCCGAAGGCCAGTGGAGCCAGATCTCGATCGACCCGTCGTCTACCATAGTCGACATGCTATGTGCAAACGAAAGCCTGGTCTTGGTTGGGCAGAACAAGATCTACACCAGCCAGGATGGTGTGTTCTTGCGCCAATGGTCATACGACGGCTACACGTTTGACCGGGTTGGGCGATTGGACGAGGGCGGGACCAGCCAATGGTTCGTCTTTGCCCGTAGCAATCTAACCCAATACACCCATTGGCTGTCGACCGACCTCGTGAACTGGCAGCCCGGCAACATCGGCATCCATGCATCGGCGATAGCTCAAAACTATTGACACACCTGCCGTCCACCGGCATGCTGCGTTAGCTAGAAAAGGAGCACAATCTATGTCTATCGGTAATCTTTCATCGGCTGACAAGGCGCGAATCAAGTCCCTCATAGACGAGGGTGTTCAGACGTTGACGGACATCTCGACCATGAAAGAAGGTCTAAAGGACGTCGTGAGCTCGATCGCCGAGGACTTGGAAATCGACAAGCGAGTGCTTAACAAGGCCCTGCAGGTGGCCTTCAAGAGCAGCCAGAACAAGGACAAGCTACAGGAAACACGCGACGAGATCGATGAGGTCGAGCAAGTGCTAATGGCCGCCGGTCGCGCCTAATGCTTTCCTCGGTGTTCAGCCAATGGATAGCTGACTGGCACGACAGGCGAACGCTGTTTTGGTTTGAAATGGTCGGCACCGTTAGCAGCTTGATCGCTGCGGTGCTGATCAGCTTTTGGCCGGGACTGATACACCTGTCATGGGTCTTTTCTTTTTGGCTCATAGGCAGCATAGCGCTTGCCGTTAGCTCTTTCATGAGACAGGCCGCTTGGCCAATGCTGCTCATGATCACCTACACGGTTTTCAACATCATTGGTCTATGGAACATACTATGAAGAAATGGGCTTTCATAACCGGCGGTTGTGGCTATCTCGGACTTGCTACCGCGGTTAGGTTAGCCGAGCAAGGCGGTTGGTCCATAATGATGGTGGATCCGCGCATCCACGAAATCACACACGCCCAACGATGGTGCGACTCGTTCATAGCCGAGTCCTACGCCTCTGACCGCACCGTAGAAGCCATCAAATCGTACCGGCCAGCCGCCGTTATACACCTCGCGGGCCGGGATAGATCAGATATGAGCCTGTTGGATGGCATGGCATACTGGGAGACTGATGTGTCATCCAGCATTAGGTTGGCCAGGGCCTGTGCGGGATCGGGTGTAAAAGCATTCATGCTAGCCAGCACGTGCGACATATATCTTCCTTCGGAGGATTGCCTGGACGAACGTGCGAACGTTGCCCCGAGAAGCGCACATACCAGCGCGAGGGCGGCAACGGAGATGTTAATCGCCGATCTCGCACGCGCATCGGGTCTTACATCGGTGGCGATGAGATTTTCCTCGGTGGGCGGTGCCATATCAAACCCGGCATCGGTTGGGCCACTGAGGGGAAGGTCAGGCCTGCTCAACAGGATGATCGAATCCCACGCGCACGGTTCCCCGTTTAACATCCACGGTCGAGACTGGCCAACCAGCGATGGCACACCAGAGATAGATCTACTCCATGTCCACGATGCAGCATCGGCACTGGTTTCGTCCCTTGAATGGGCGTTGAGCAACCGTGGGTCCTATGCGTTCAACGCCAGTACCGGACGGCACACGACGGCACAGCAGCTGGTCGACACGACCGAGGCGATCCTGGGCGCACACCTTCCATATAGATACATGGGCAAACGACCACAGGATGCGGGATGGGCCAGATTTTCACCAAACGCATTAACCACCGCCACCGGATGGGTGCCAAAAATGACGACGGAGGACGTTATCCGTGATAGCATACAGTGGTATGGTGGTCCAACATACGCATCCTACGCTGGATTGAGAATAGGTCACAGATTTGATCCGTATCGCTAAACGATTGTTTAGTTCTATCATTCGTGCTTATTGAGCAGTCCGCCATCCCCTCTTACTATTTGAACTCACAGCGAGGAACATAGATGTACGTCGACGCCTACCTAGAAAGAGAAAAGAACCAGATTTTCGTTGTTGAGCGCGATAAGAATGGCAAGAGGCAATACCTAACCTATCCGACCAAGTACGTTGCCTATTGGCCTAGCATGCGCGGAAAGGCTCCGAACATCCACGGTGAGATGTGCGATCGTTTCCAGACCACCAAGGTAAAGGAGTTCCAAAAGGAGCTGGCCATGTTGCCAAAGAGCCAGCTACACGAAAGCGATATCAATCCGATATTTAGATGCCTTTACGAGAACTACAAGGGCACACCGAGCCCCGATCTGCACGTTGCGTTCTTCGACATTGAGGTTGATTTTGACCCAACGCGCGGTTTCTCAAGCCCGGATGACGCCTTCTCCCCGATAACAGCGATCTCCGTCTATCTGAACTGGCTTGATCGCAACTTCACCATGGTGATCAAGCCGCGAGGCATGGACGTTGCCGCGGCGGAGGAGATAACCTCCAAGTTCGAAGATACCATCCTGTGTGAATCAGAAAAGCAACTGCTGGAGATATTCCTCGACCTCATAGACGACGCGGATATCATCAGCGGATGGAATTCGGAAGGCTTTGACGTTCCGTACATACACAATCGGATCGTGCAGGTCCTAAACAAGGACGAAACAAGGCGGCTTTGCCTATGGGGTAAGCTACCCAAGAAGCGCATATATGAAAGCTATGGTAGGGAGACCACGACTTACGATCTGGTCGGCCGCATACACATGGACTACCTACAGCTATATCGCAAAAACACATATCATGAAATGCACAGTTATAGATTGGATTTCGTTGGTGAATACGAGGTCGGGGACAAGAAGATCCACTACGAGGGAAGCCTTGATACCCTATACAACAACGACTTCTACAAGTTCATTGAATACAACCGCCAGGACGTCATGCTTCTGGTAAAGATAGACAAGAAAAACAAGTTCATTGAGCTGAGCAACAATCTAGCACACGAGAACTGCGTGCTGATCGGAACCACGATGGGCGCCGTTGCACTGATTGACCAAGCGATCGTCAACGAGGCCCACGATCTTGGCCTCGTGGTGCCAAACAGGAAGCGAGACGACGTGGTCCATGATCACGACGGTGAGTCCGATGACGACGATAACGGCATCGATATAAACGGCGTCGCCGGGGCCTATGTTGCGGATCCCGTGGAAGGCATGCACGATTGGATAGGTGGCGTCGACATCAATTCTCTGTATCCGTCGGCGATCCGTGCCCTAAACATGAGCCCTGAAACGGTGATAGGCCACATCCGTCCGGAGCTAACAGACAAGCTCATCACCAAACGGATGAAGGACGAAAAGAAGAGCTTCGCCGACGCGTGGAACGGGATGTTCGGCACGCTTGAATACAATCATGTCATGAATCAGGATCTTACTCCGATCACGATAGATTTTGAGGACGGATCCACCACCACGGTTTCGGCCAGCGAGCTCCATCAGCTGGTCTTTAAGAGCGGCAAGAATCTCATCCTGTCAGCGAACGGCACGCTGTTCACCATGGACAAGAAGGGCATCATCCCCGGGTTGCTAGCACGATGGTACTCGGAGAGAAAGCAGCTACAGGCAGAGATGAAAAAATTTGCCAAGATGGCCGACGAGGAAACCGACGCTGAAAAGAAACTGGAATACAGGAAGCAGACGGATTTCTACGATCAACGCCAGCTGATCAAGAAGATCCTGCTCAACAGCCTCTATGGCGCTATCGGAAATCCGGGAAGCAGGTGGTACGATCCCCGGGTGGCACAAAGCGTGACGTTGAGCGGACGGTGCATCGTCAAGCACATGCAGGGCAAGATCAACGAGATAATCACCGGGGACTACAACCATCTCGGCATGTCCTGCATATACGGTGATACCGACTCGGGGTATTTCAGCGCTTATCCGGTGATGAAGGATCTTCCGGAATTCAAGGACTTCGAATGGACCAAGGAAAACGTTTCGAAGCTGTATGACGACATCGGCGACATGACAAATGCGTCTTTTCCTGATTTCATGCGGATGGCGTTTAACTGCCCGGAAGCAAACGGATCCATAATAAGGGCGGCCAGGGAGCTGTGCGCGTCAAAAGGGCTCTTCATCACCAAGAAGCGTTATGCCGTGCTGATCTATGACAAGGAAGGATAGCGCAAGGATCAGAACGGGAAACCAGGCGAAATCAAGGCCATGGGTCTGGATCTCAAGCGGAGCGACACCCCTAAGATCGTGCAGGATTTCCTAAGCGAGCTTCTCACTCAACTGCTTACCGGGTCGAGCGAGGCAGACATCCAAACCAGGATACTGGAATTCCGCAAGGACTTCCGTAGCTGGGCCGGATGGTTAAAGGGTTCTCCAAAGAGGGCCAACAAGATCACGTACTACGAGAGCATGATACTATCGAGGTCTGATCCACGTGCTGACGCTAAGAAGGTTAGCATACCTGGCCATGTGCAGGCTAGCATTAACTGGAACAGGCTGCGCAAAATCCACGGAGATCACTACTCCATGCCAATCCAGGACGGCTACAAGGTGATAGTTTGCAAGCTACGTCCGAATCCCAGTGGACTGACATCGGTAGCTTATCCGGTGGACGAGATGAATCTCCCTGACTGGTTCAAGCAACTACCGTTTGATGACGAGGCAATGGAAGCCGCCCTCATAGACAAGAAGGTCAAGAACCTGCTGGGGGTACTGAAATGGGATCTAGATAGCAACAAGCAAGCCAATAGCTTTGGCGATCTATTCAGTTTTTAGAAAGGAGCACACAATGTCGGCTATCAAACACAACAAACCTTACACACCGGAAGAGCTCAAGACTCTAGTTGACGCGCTCAACGGCGCGCCGTCATACTTGTCAAAGCGATTCGTGCTCAAGCACCTTTGCGGATGGAGCGACGAGCTGATCAATGAAAATGCCAAGCTAAAGCTCGAGGAAGAGCAACAGAAAAGGATCGGAGACATTACATGGCGCTAAAGGATTATCTCAAGGATCTCACCACCTACGTGACGGCGGCGGGGTTCTTCGACAAGATCAAGATCACCGCTACGGCCAGAGAGATCTCCGTAGAAGCGATGGAAAAGGAAAAGGATGTCATCCTAAAGGGGAAGTTTGAAAAGCCGCTTTCGGACATCGAGGGAGAATTCGGTCTGAGCAATCTATCCCTGCTACAGACGATCACTTCTGACACCGAGTTCAATAACAGCGAAAGCAAGGTGACCGTCGTTTACGAAACCAAGAATGCTGAAAGGGTCCCGACCGAGCTAGCCTACGAGAACAAGAGCCGCAGCACCATCAACTATCGATTCATGAGCAAGCAGCTCGTCCCGGATCAACCCAAGTTCATCGAACCCAAGTGGGACGTGGTCATCACTCCGAGCAAGGCCAGCGTGCATCAGTTTGCCTGGGCAGCAAACGGTCTTGCATCATACGAGCAGTATTTCATACCTAAGATAGTTGACGGTAATCTTAAGTTCTTCATCGGTGAGGACTCTGCCGCAACCCAGAGAGGCGGTGTCGTGTTCGCGGCTGATCGCAGCGAAAGCTTCGAGAGCAGCCACAAATGGAAGATCCAGCAGGTCCTCTCGGTGCTCAAGATGACCGATGCGTGTGATTGCGAGATGGCGTTTTCGACGAAGGGAGCTATACAGATCAAGCTCAACACGGGCATGGGAACATACCGGTACATCTATCCGGCCAAGGTCAGATAAGTACCAGGATAAATCCCAGGGAGGGGCCACTTAATACCAAAAATGGTTCCTCCTTGGCCAGTTCAATTTCATGAATAGATATCGATCAATCTGGGTATCAGACGTGCATCTCGGTACGAAGGGATGCAAGGCTGAACTGCTGTGTCAGTTCCTCAAGGAAAATGACTGCGAAACCCTTTATCTAGTCGGCGACATAATAGACGGTTGGAAGCTTTCCAGAAAGTGGCACTGGCCGCAGGAGCACAGCAACGTTGTTAGGCGGCTACTGACCAAGGCCAAGAGGGGCACTAAGGTCGTTTACATCCTCGGAAACCACGATGAGTTCCTGAGATCATGGATACGGCATCGCATAGACTTTGGTAATGTGCAAATCACCAATCAGTGCATCCATACCGACGTCCATGGCAGGAGATGGGTCGTAACACACGGCGATCTTTTTGATCAGGTAACCAGGCACTGGCGCTGGGTGAGCATGCTCGGTGACCGTGCCTATAATCTGCTGCTGTCCACAAACGGGATGATAAATCGCCTGCGCAAGTTCTTTGGATTTGGTTACTGGAGCCTCAGCAGTTACGTTAAGGGTAGAACCAAACAGGCGATCAGCTTTATCTATAAATTTGAAGAACATTTATCTCGGCACGCTAAGACCCTTGGCGCACACGGCATCATTTGTGGACACATACACACACCTACCATCAAGAACATAGATGGCATAATCTATGCCAATGACGGGGACTGGGTCGAAACATGCTCAGCGCTGGTAGAAACCATTGACGGCGAGTTTAGGCTTCTTTGTCTTTCAACGAGCGGAGTCATGGAAACGGTTGCGGTTTACAAATGAAGATCGCCGTGGTAACTGACACCTGGGATAACGTAAATGGTGTTGTAACAACACTCAAGGCAACCATAAAAGAGCTGCGATCAAGAGGGCACGATGTTCTTGTAATAGACCCGTCCATGT